GAACCTATTCACTCATTTTGGACGTGCGCTCAGAAGCATGAGATGAGATCAGTGAAGAAGCTATCTGAAGACCCACCGAAACACCGCACTTTTACAGCTAGTAGTGCTGATTTGACCATCAATGCGAACCGTCTTTTCCTTGATATGAACAATAAGTTTTACCGTTCACACGGGAAAACATCGAGTTTTGTTGGTGGATCAAAATTTAAGAAGGGATTCGATCTTGTGTATCGCAGATTGGCGCGCCACAAGTTTGGATTTGCTCTTGATGAAAGTGATTTTGATGCCTCTGTATTTCAAAAGGCAATGTGGATTGTTGCAAGATTTAGATACAAAATGTTGCGTCCCGAGGATAGGACCATTGAGAATTGGAAGCGGATCCAGAATGTTTATTATCAAATCATCAATTCAATGATTGTCCTCGAGGATGGAACTGTAGTTATGAAAGACACAGGAAATCCTAGTGGCAGTGTGAATACAGTGGTAGACAACACTCTAGTTTTACACATCATTAGCACTTATGCCTGGGTCCGATTGTACGCTAAACATATGAACTTAGATCGTGTGTGGCTTTTAGAAGGCAAGGATCATCTAACTCAGTCAGAGTGGGATGAATTACAAGCCTCTATTAAGACCGTTTTATCATTTAACCACTTCAAGGATAACGTGGAGCTAGTTTTGTATGGGGATGACAACACTTTTACTGTGTCTCCTGAATGCATTTCTTGGTTTAACGCTGTTAATATCATTGAAGTATGGAAGAGTCTTGGTATAACAACAAAGACTGATGATACTGAGCCACGGAACTATTATGATTTAGATTTCCTTTCGCAACGTGTTCTAAAGTACAAGGGCTGTTGGTTGCCCTACCCTGATCCATCCACAATTGTTAATTCACTTTATCACAAAACAACAATAGATGACCCACGTTGGCACTTGCTACGCGCATATGCTTTACGAAATGAATCATGGGCTCATGAACCAACCCGTTTGTTGTTGCAGGGGTATATAGATTACCTTATTCAAGATTATTCTAATTCTCTGCATGGTGATGTGAAAGTGCCAGGGACAGAAGTATTTCTCCCTATGAAGGATATTTACTCAGTTTACCTTACTGATGACGAGCTTGAGCGACTCTACCTTGGATACGAGGTTGCCGGCAGTAACTTTGATTCAAGACCTCAAAATTTGTCCTTGTCTGTAGATCGATCATCTGAGTGTCATATTACCCATGCTTCGTATTGTCATCATACTGTTTGCGTTGTTTGCGACTCGCTTTGTGCTTAGTCAAACTCCTAATTGTCTTTTTATTCTAGGAGACGACATTGTTCTTGGATCTGGTTTAGCTTACCCTGATCAGTCTACTTTCTGGGCTGTTCTAGCTGAACAGTATGGATATACCGTCTATCAGCAAGGGGTCGTTGGCTCACTTTTGCTTAACTATTTCCAACCACTTGCTAATAGTGCTTATGGTAATTACACAATTGCAAACCAAACAGAGTTCTGTGATGTATGGGTTATTAGTGCCAATAATGATGTGCTCACTGGTGGTGACCGCGGATCTGCTAGTCCAGTTGGTTCGTATTACTATCAAGTGCCTGCACTTGCTGCGTATCTATCGTTGCGTGCCTATTGTGGATCCTATACCCTTAGTGGAAGACTCTTCCAAGGTTGGTGTGGTAACTTGACATCTCTTAACTCCTCATTGCCTGGGACTGATGGTGCAATTGCGACCGTTGGTTTTAGTTCTTTTGAGGCTTTACCTGGTCAACCATGGTTTTGTGCATCCACATCTGGGACTGTTGGTGTCAACTTCACTAATATACCTACTAGATACTTTGCTTTTAGTGTTGTTGAGCAATATGGGTACACCACTCTTTCTACTGGATCCACATTTCGTGCTTATGTGTATGATAATGCTAACAGTAGTCGTAGTCGAACTTGGCTTATGCAATATTCACCTACCAATTCAAACGCGACTTTGTATGTTCATCATCTGTACATCATTGACCTCGAGAAGAGCACTAATTCATCCGTTTACATATCGTGGAATACTGCCATTTTTTGCTTCGGATATTATGCTTACTTCAATCCTGGTGGACCTATGACAAATGTTAAATTGTTGTCACCTCTCATTTTCCGCGTACCTACTTTAGCAGGAAATATTTATAGTTATTTGGAGTTGGTGATGGATGACACAGCAAATTACTTATCAGGCTTTGGGCTACCTGTGCAGCATGTTCGGAACCTTGGTCACCTGGATGAGAATTCCTGGTTTACTGGTAATAATAATTTAACCTGTCATGGGCATAGTGCCATAGCTTACATCATTGCAAAACACTATGATCCTTCTGCTAATAGACCCTACAGTGTGTGTAGTCAATTTTTCCTTTCTCCAAAGAAGATGAATAAGCTACAACATGCCTTGAATGGAAACATAAACCCCGGTACAGGAACCAAGAAAGGGAGACAGATGGGTCCACGAACCAAGAAACAGCACAAACGCGCTCAGAAGCGTGGTCGTCGCAACTTTCGCCGTAAGGCAAAGAAGCAGGGACATGGTGCTGGCTTCATTGGACCATTGCTGCCCTCAAGGGGTCGTCCTCGCCGTCAACGTAAAGGTAAGGGAAAGGCTCCTATTGCTGAGGTTAAGAAAGATGTTGCTCAAGAGGATGCTGTTGCCAAAAAATGGGTTAAGGTCATTAATGACCCATTGACTGGCGGTGACCCAAAACTCGGTGATGTTGCTGTTGCTACTAACCCTGGCTTTCTTAGTTCTCGTGTTATGAACTATGGCTACCAGGCAGGTGTGTCAGCGCCCTATCACTTGTACCTCATCACTTGCTCTGACATAATTGCTAATGCTGAAGGAATCACTGGTAATCAGGGTTTGACCATCTATGGCTGGCAAACCACTGCGTCTACCTCGCCTGAATTTACTGCTACCTTTGGTTATAGTAATGGTGACTTCCTCAAGACTATGTCTGGTGCCTGTAGGACCTCTGGTATTTCATTCAAAGTGAAAGTTCAACAACCTTCCACAGCCACACCTGGTGAAATCTATGGTGGGGTTATTCCAACTGATGGTGGGTTTGCTGAGATGGCAGCTTACATTAATTCTCTTAGCGCATCTCAGGTCCAGAACCTACCAGGTTTGACTCGTATTGCTGGTAGTGGTGCTTCTGGTAGTTGGCGACCACTTGATGAGGACAACTTGAAATTCTCTGAGAATACCATGAATTATGATCCCTCACTCCCTCCTACTTTATTACCTGGTGGACAATTTGCCTGTGTTTTATTGTCAGGTTGGGCTTGGTACAATGCTGCTTCTGGGGAGACAGCATCCAATACTGCGAACTTTGATATTGATTGCCAACAAACTTTGGAGATGATCCCTGTTCGGGAAGCTGCTGCTCTTGTTCCCCCACAATTTACTCCACCAAAGACACCTCATGACTTAAGTGCCATATTCTCTAAAGTCATTTCTAGGTTAGGATCTTCGGCTGTACAAACACTTAAGGAGTCTGCTAGATCCACTGTGGGTGAGGGAATGGGAATGTTGGGAGGTCTATTTGGGATGTCCAATTCACATGGTCTTAAGGGAATGAAGTTCCTAAAGGATCATCACAAACCTAAAGTGAATAAGGATTTGTATACCATATACAAGAACCTGGGAGCACCTGGGTATCATCCAAAGACCGGATTCAATATGCAGCATGCTTTTTCACGGTACCTTCACAACACTTCTATCTTTATAAGTGATGATGAGATGGTGCCTATCCGACCACCAATCCCTGCTCCAATTGCCCAACCCATTGTGCAACCACAACCTTTAAAATCCTTGACACAAGTATCAGAACCCCCGACCCCAAACGGGGAGTATGTCAAGGTGATGCCAGGAACCCATCGTTCTTATGGAATCTGGGGGCCTGCGACTTAACTGTTGCTGTCCCTCCGACCCTGGTGTCTCGAGCTGTCTCTTTATTTTTTTGGAGACAGCGCCTCAAACCACTTAATCTTTAATTAGATGGAGTGGATGTAGACTATATGTCTGTGTAAGTTTTCGACTTGGACGTCGTTTTACTCTGAGC